ATTAATGTTAGTAACACTGTTTTGCAGCGAAGTGATAGCACCACTGTTTGATGTTAGGGTATTTCCTTGTTGCGTAACTGTGTTTTGAAGTGTGCTTAACGCACTGGCATCTGCTTTATCGTAAGTAGATGGTTTCCAGTATGTTGCAACTTGACCTTCTTCTAATTGAGGTTTTTGAACTGTTAATGTCGCAATATTACCATCACTAGATCCATTAAGATCGAAGCGCAATGAATAAGTAATACCAGAGGCATCAGCATTAGTTTTGAATGTCACTGAATAGCGTGTAAGTGTTGCTGTGGTTACCGCAACAATCGCTGACTTGTGATGTGCGCCGTTACTAGCAATTAAAAAAGCATCAACGCTTTTTACGTTAGGGGTTCGCACTGCCCAAAAAGACAAAGTGTAATAAGTGTCTGGCTTAAGTGCAGGATCATTTAAAGACCATGTTATATAACTTTTACCTGTAGTCGCAGCCATTGATACAGTTTTTAACTGATCTGCCAAAGCAACTAAGTTTACACCCACACTGCTCAATGAATTCTGTAAAGATGCGATAGACGCGCCTTGACTTGTAATAGTCCCCTCGGTAGTAGTTACTCGGCTATCTAGGGCGGATAAGGCGATTGAATCTGCTTTTGATGCAAGCGCATTATTAATTGTAGAAACATTATTTTGAAGGGTTGTAATAGCACCGCCCTGCGATGAGATATTGCCCTCAGCAGTAGTCACACGGTTAGCCAAAGAACTTAAAGCAGTTGCATCCGCTTTACTTGCAAGTGTTCCGTTGATACTTACAATATTATTATTCAATTGCGTAATTGAGTTGCCTTGACTTGTTAAAGTGCCTTCGGCATTTGTCACGCGAGTTGTTAGATTTGTAATAGCTGATGCGTTGGCATCAGAAGCAACTGCATCCGTAGCATTAATGATACTGATCGAATCATAATCAATCGTACCAGCTGCCATGAGCCACGTTCCGAAATACACAAGGACATCTGATGGCGGTTTATATGTATAAATTAAATCGACATAAGCCGATGTTGATGTCACAGATAGTGTCGCAGACGCAAGAACAGCATTATCAGATTTTCTGTGAAAACGACCAAGAATACTTCCCGTGCCTGATATCAACTTACATCTAACAATTGCCCGATACGTATTATTAGCTTTTAAGAAAAAACCATCTGTCCGGTTTGTATTGACGTTTGTATTTGTTCCAGCAGATGTATCTGTATTTGACTTAATTACACGAATACCAAGTGACCCATTCTCACCGTAAGCGCCGTGCGTAACAGAGTTACCTGCCGGTGTTTCAGCAATTGTGTAATATTCCAAACCAGATACAAAATGAGGATCAATATTGAGCGCGTCTGCTTGTACTCTTAAAGTGCTTTTTAGCGTATTGATTGACATCGAAGCTGCATCAGCCTTGCTTACTGCTGTGTTTGCAGTTGTTTGAGCTGTGGCTGCAGATGAAATAGCTGTATTCGTCTTTGATTCATTCGTAGTTAAACGTGAATCTAGCGCGTTAATTTGCGTAGCATTGGCACTTGTATTTGTAGCATTTGTCGTAATCTGAGTCTGCAAACTTGATAAAGTGCCATTGGTGCTTGATTTATAAGTTTCAATGTTGCTTAACAGGGCCGCATCTTCAGACTTGCGCTGAGTAGTTTCAGTTGTTAATCCATCATTCAAATTAGAAATTGCAGCGATACGAGTAGAACTCTCATCTGCAATCTTTTGATTTAACAGATTTGTAGAAGTGATTAAATCATTTGCTACTTTAGATGCTGCTGTTGATGCATTATTCGCTGTATTTTTAGCATTGGTCGCTATAACACTCGCATCATTTGCTATTTTTTGGGCTGAAGAAGCTTGTGTTTGAGCAGAGGTTGCTGCCGATTGAGCACTCGAGGCCGCCGTCTTAGCTTCAGAGGCCACAGCCTGGGCATTGTTAGCTGCAGTTTGGGCGCTACTAGCAACAGCTTGGGCATTATTTGCTGCAGCTTGGGCTGCTTCAGATACATCGACTGAATTTTCAATTTTACCTTGAAGCTCTTGGGCAAGATCACTCTCATTAATATGACCAGAAATAAGATCAAGAACCGCTTCCGGATCTGCTGTGGTCGTACCATTGACCCATTCAGACCAAGGACCAACATTGCCAATCCGGTCAATTAATCGACCGCGATAAAACTGTCTAAGATTAGGTTGTAAACCTTGGATTGTGGTAGTGGTAGTCGGATATGCAAACAATCCTAATTGAGCAATATTGTTGATGCCATCAGGTGAAACTTCAATTTCGGTATAAGCTGTATCTTTTGCACCTGTTGGAGGGAATCCCCAATCAAGCTTCATTCCAAACAAAATACCTGTGGCACGTATAAAAGCTATTTTCGGCGGTAATCCCTGCTTTCCAGTAATTTCAGTTAAGGAAGATGTAACCGGTAAAGATGCGATTTCAAAAGCAGAAATTGCGGTAACACGAGCTTGATATTGACCTGAATAAACACCAGGTACCTCGACTGAATTATTACCAGTTAATGGTAAACGAATCCACGAACCATCATCTTTTCGCCACTCAACAAGATACTTAACAGCACCTTTTGCTTGTGTCCATGACACAATCATTGTGGTGACATTAATACCTTGATCAACACGACTTTCGGTCGTAATCAAAACATCTTTGACTGGTTCTTGAATTGAAGGATTGACTATTGATATAGGTGCTTCTTCAAAGAATGCACCGTTATCAATTTCATCAAATTTTTGAGGGTTATATTGGAGTGCTGTAATACTGAACTGGTGTTTTTCATCTTGTGAGATTGAAATAACACGGAATTTCATTGTCGCTAAATCTTGAGTATCAAGAACCCATACGTTTTGTACAGCAATTGAATTCTCATCGAATGGAAGTGTTACTGTGATAACCCGACCAGAGATCGACTGAACAATTCGCGTTTGTGCTTTGCCATTTTCGCCATTGATAACCAGACGATCACCAGCTTTAGCAGTAACGTCATCTCGATCAAGGGTTATGCTTTTGAGATCAGCAGAAATTTTAGATACACGTCCGCCATTAGCACGTCCTGCAAACAGTTCATCCGCAATTTCAATTACTTTCCCTGGTAACGGGATATAACCGTCTAAACCAACTTTAAAGCTAACTGTTCGGGTTTCTAACTGCTCAGACTTTAATGCCCACCAACCTGCTCGCTGCGCTTGACCTCGTGAGGTACATCCCCAAGCATCAATTTCCAAAATACAACTTGGCCGGCCTAGCAATCGCCTTTTCATCGCGAACAAACTCATATTCGGTTTTGTAGTGATTAGCCGGGTTATCCCACGCAATTTTTACAACATTATGACGGTCACGTGCGCGGGTTCCCGCGTACTCAAAATTGCCATCAATGACATTGGCACGCGTATAAGTGAAATACGTATCTTGGGGAATATCTGCATCACAAATAATGCTATTACCATCCCAAAACGTTATCGCACGAAATACACCTGCTAATTTAGTTAAAACCTCAAAGGCACCTTCCGCGCTCTGAAGATAAACATTACAAGTAAAGCGTGGTTCCTGACCGCCCAACCCATCTGGTACCATCTGATCACAGTATTGAGCTAAACGATATAAGGACCATTTATCAACCATTAGCGGGGTTAATCGGTCACCCAAAGCATAACGGTCTACGGTGCATATATCGTAATAGATCCAAGCTGGGTTATTAGAATATGCATCTTTGAAAGTACCGTCCCACATTCCAACATATTGCCGTGTTGCTGGATTGTAATTAGTAGGAACTTTTAGAAGCCTACCCTTTGTATCCATAGCAACTTTTGCTACGTTTCCAAAAGTCTCAGCATCATACTGAAGGCCCAATAATGCTGTGTTTGGGTAACGTAATTTCGCATCGATCACTTCTGTAACAGCTGCAATATACATCTTGTCGCTGATATATTCAGAAGTTGAATTGGGTGTAAGTCTACGAACACGAACAAGCCAGCCAGAGTCTGCACGAGGCAAATCAATCCGATGAGCACGTTCATAATTTGCAGATGTTTTATCTGAAATTTTGGTTTTTAGAACTTCAGCCCAAATACCACCATCAGTTTGCAAATCAATTGCGTATTCGATCGTTACACCTGATACATCCCCATTTGTAGCATTCTGAGTACGTAAAGGACCCCACTTTAAGCGCAAACGTACAGCATCAAGATCAAGATTACTAAAAGCTCGAACCCATGGCGTTTCAGACTTTAACTCCACATCGATGGCAGTTTCACTTTCGACTGCAGGAAAACCCTCTATGTATTCCTGATCATTAGTACCATTTCTAAAATCAACTTTTACATTTTCAAAGTTAAGACTTCCGTCTGCGTTCTGAAGAGGAGTTTCTTCTAAATAAATTGACTGAAGCCCATTAGCTAGCCCCTCAATTTCTCCCTCAGATAATCCGTAAAGGATTTTAATAAAAGTTTTCGATTGTGCAGAATCTGGAGAAATTACGGGTTGCCGTTGTTTATTACTGCCCTTTTTTGCGCCCACTACTGCATTCATAAGAAATCTCACGCAATAAAAAAGGCGCTTAAAGCGCCTATTAAATAATTAAAATCTACATCTGATCTTCAGGATATTGGCCTGCGCTCACAATGAAGCCGCCGATTTCCCGTTGACCATAAAGAATTGGAACAGGATTACCTTGTGCAACTGTGGTAACTGCACCGCCAAAGCCCTTATTTGCTCTATTGCCGTCTTGGTTTTGATCCTGCGTTGTTTCAACTTTTGGCATAAGCATTGAAGCAACACCACCAAGCATCATTCCAATCCCCGAACCAATCAATGCAGCACCTAATGGTGCTCCACCGCCCAATGTACCTACAGTCACTAAAACCCCAACCACGACCAGCACAGCACCCAATACAGTCTGTAATATTCCATTACCGCCTGCACCAACTACACGTGGAACAATATGAATAACCTCAGCTTCAGTATTCATATCAAGCTGTTCTTCACCGATGTTATCGCCGGTAATGAGCCGCTTAGTTTCGTGGTCATAAATCGCTGGGCGTTTCTTGCCTCGCTTATTACTTGAGTTCTTTGATTTTAAAAACACGGCAAAGCGTAGCCCTTGCTCATGTGCATGCAACATAAAATGTTCAAACCCAACAATCTGAACAGATAATGCACGCATGGCTTCGCGAGTATTTGCGACATCGAGCTTAAATTCACGACCGAACTTTTGTCCCAATACTCCATACAGCTTAATGGTTTTTAACATCTCGATGCCTCAATATCTTTACTGTTCGCTCTTGCCATTGTTGTCCATAAATTTCACGAACAGATTTACGATTATATGGATGATGAAGAATTAAGCTTGAACCTATGCATTGCTCAGTTTGCTCCGATTTAAGCTGTCCATTATTAGCCAGCCAAACAACCGCATGATTGGGATGTTCAGTACGCCCAACACGACAAACAAGCATATCGCCATATTGTGGTGTATCTACTTCATAGAAGCCTGCTTTTTCATAATTCTCAAGATAAAGTGATGGATGATCTTTATCTTCCCACCAAGCATCTTTACGCTCGAAATCCATAAGCTCGACTCCTAATTCACGACTATAAAAATCGCGTATAAGAGCGTAGCAATCCTGCCAACCGTGAAAATAATTACGCCCCACTAAAGGGGCGCGATAACCACATGGTTCATATATTTGAAAATCTAGATCCGGATAGGAACAAATTACCCAAGGCTTTTGATGTAACTCAATTTGAATTAAGTCTAGTTCTGAGGCTCTTGTAGTTCCGTCAGGGTGGGAATGCACATACGCTAATATCTCGCCCTGGTCTTCTGCAAAAGCTAAGTCTTCAGGATGTATTTCAAACTGATCAGACTGAGCGGAAACATTGCGGCAGCGGATATATTCTTTTCCAACAATTACCCCACAGCATTCTTGTGGATAGCATTCATCCGCATGGGCCATGATTGTTTTTTTGATTTTTGCTGACAGTTTCATGATGTTTTTCTCAAGTTAGATAATTTTTCCGGCCACTGACTACATCCAGTTGTAACTACTGCCCAGTCCACATCTAGTTCAAGAATTTGCACTAGAGTCCCGTTTCCTGAAACTGCTCGACCCTCTACCCAAAATTCAACAACTTCACCAACTGAAAAATCGCACATAAAAACCTCACAATAAGCTTGAAGCTGGGACCCCGCCGAAAGGTAATGGCTTGTTTTCACCATGGTGTAAAAGACAATCTCTTAACCTTCCCCCACATTTGTCCTGAGATGGATCATCTGTTGGCTCACCTTTTTCTGTGAACATAGCCGCGCCCGTATAGCCACACTCTTCGCCCCGATACTTACCAACCATGCACCAATGACAAAGTGAAGTGATTTGACGAACAGGAATTTTCAACCCTTCCAAATCGATTGGATTTGAAAGCTCAAAAGTTACTTGTTGAGCATTTTCAGATGTTTTCTGCTCGATATACCAAATCTGCTCTTTTGATTCATTTGAGGCTGTTGGATTGCCTTCAGGAAAGTTCTTGGCATCAAGATACTTGGTGAGTGTAGTAATAACTTTGAGTTTAGCTCCAACGAAATCTTTACATTGGAGACAGTAAGCTGAAATTGCACCTTGTATTCCGTTCAGGTTATTGGCGATTGTTAATGTGGGAGCCGAAGCCTTACCATCTGATCTCATTTCTAAACCAGAGACATCCAGACTAATAGCTTCAAACTCCTGACCCTGCCAAAAAATGCTTCCTTCTTGTTGGTGACCATGAAAACGCAAGATGCCAATTCCGTAGGAAGTGGCATCTAACTCGTACAGGTGGATTAATCCACCAGGTTCGAGTTTTTGGAAATCACTCTGTAAAGTCATAGATACTCCTTAAGCTTGAACTGGAGCTTCCGCGACTGGAGTGTATTCAACGCTAATTTTTTTCGTCGCTAAGTCATATTTCATATTTAATGAATTAACTGTTACGCCATATAAATACCCAGCATTTTGAATTGTCTGCATTGCCCATCTGGTAATATCAGCATCAAGTAAAGTCATGCTTCCATTCGTACCACCACCTGGTGTAACTACAATACCCACTGAATTAGAAGGCTTATCATAATTAATGGTTAAAGTTTCAATTTTACCTGCGGGCAAATCATTGCCAAAACTACGAGCATCAAACAATTGAGTACGTAGTTCGCCAACAAAAAATGCTTCAGCAAGATCTAAAGTTTTAACAGCCATGGTTATGCTCCTATAAGCAAAAAAATAGCTCCAATTAGGAGCCGTTGAGTAAAATATTAGGGTTGGAAAACCTGCTTGAATGTAGTTGAAATTCGCCAGGTATTTCCACCTAAACAAGTAGGTTGATAATCACCAGCTTTTACACGCACTTGACCATCTAACGGCGAGTCCCACAAAAAAGAGTTGGCACCCTTGTGGGCATCAAAAAATGCTTTAATTTGCATAATTTCAGCCTTTTCTGCTGTGCGTTGATAAGTCCATTCACCAGATTTATTGTTTATACCAACTGAAGTTGTTTGCTCATATCCATCACCAAATTTAGTTGATAACGTATTAAAGCGTTGCGTTTGGTTATTACCATCTAGGTCACATTCAAAAGTGAATATAAGATCACTCATAAATTTTTCTCACAAAAAAAGCCCGCGTTAAGCGAGCTTTTAATAGCCATATCTAAAGTATGACCAGATTAATAAAACTATACCGCAATTAACGGAAAAGTGGAAACATCATTCTGATCCCTTGAAATCATTAACATGCATGCTGAATTGTCGATTCACATGGCGAACGATATCCGAATCATCACTATGACCTTCATTTTTAAGATTTTGAATGTAAGTGTTTTTTGATTCTTCAGTAAATTTCAAGTAATCATCAAGATCAATAATTTCTTTTTGTGCCAAATAAGACACTAGGTTTCCAACTAATGAGTTAATCACCTCATCACCATCAAAACCAAGTTGAATAAGCTTATCAATCCAAGCAAGTTTATCTTTACTATTTTCTTGACTCATCTTTTCCTCTAAATAAAAAGCATAATAAGTATAAATAAGTTATCAGGTTAAACTGGTCTCATCTACCGTGAACCTCTGACAATTTTATACAATACCCCACCTTGCATACTCTCTCGTCTAGCCCAGCTGTTCATCATACTGTTAAGACTTTGAGCAATTTCCTTCTGCCCTTGCGTATCAACTTGGGCAGAACCATCATTTGTAAAAGTAATGGTTTGACTGATACTAATATCACCAGAAGGTTTGGTATTAGTATTATTGGAGTTAATCGCATCAAACTGTCTAGTCTCCCTTCTCGTAGCAATCGCATCAGATTGATTATTAGATACGTACCCGCCGTTGGCATAACCACTAGGTGAGCTCGTCCGCATAGATTCGACAACGCTTACCCCACCCCATCTTTTAATGTCATCTTGCGACCATACAACTTCGCCCTTATGCACTATTCCTGCTGGTGTATGTTTAAGTCCATTTCCTGTATATCCGCCATCTGCAAAACCTTGTGGTGTTGCAGCTTGGATCAGAGAAACAAATGTTCCTGACTTCAAGGTGGCTATAGCGGCAGCGGCTGCTTTCTGATACCAAGTACCTGGTTCATTCGCATAAGCATCGGATGCGGCTTTCCACATATTCATTCCCGCTTGTGCTAAGGCAAATGCACGCTGACTTTCATAAAGAATGCGGTAAGCACTTGATGACTCACCCAGCATATTCTTAAACATTCCAGCTAATGCACCAGTTACGTTAGCTCCATAACCTAATTGCAGGCTAATAGAGTCATTCTGATAAGTTGACTCGATGAGCTTCATTCGCTCGGTATGTTCAGCCCATATTTGTTCCCGTTGTGCTGCAATTTCCTGTAAATTTGCATTTGGATCCTCAGCCTGCATATTCAAAACAGCTTCCTGACCATTTGCCATATTTAATGACTGTGCTGTTTGGTCGGCGCGAGTTTGGTCCAACTGATATTGTTGGCTATTCCCTGTCATGTCTGCATATGTACGATCCCAACTTCGACTTGCCGTAGCAGCTTTATCCAGGACCTCTAACTGCTCTTGTGATTTTGATAACATTATTCTTTTTTGACGCTCTTCATCACTAAGCTTACTATTCTTTAAAATTTCCTCACGCTCAAGTCGATATCTTTCCCTCATTGCATCAATCTCTGAATATAGAAATTGTTTAGCCTGAAATAATCTCTGTTCTTGGGCTAGTTTGAGTAAGCCTAGTTCTTGCTGAAGTTGTTGACCAAGTAAATTAACTGCTTCTTTACGTTGATCTTGGGTTAATTGAAAGTCATGCTCAGCTTCAAATTGACGCCTTGCAAAGCTTTCCTTTATTAGATCCTCTTCTGTTAAATTAAATTGTTTATAGTCATCCAACTTGGTTTTTAAAGCCTGTTGGGCAATAGCAATATCATTATCAGCACGTGCTTTTAACTCTGCTTTAATTTCATCTTTACGTGCTGGGTTGAAATTAGCTTTATCTACATCTTCTAATTTTTTCGAGAGTTCATTTCTAATTTTAGTTACTTCATTAGCAACATCATTTTCCAACTGTAAGCGCAATTTTGCCCGCTCTTCAGCCATTTTGGCTGAATCATCAAGCATATTATCGAAGTCTTTAGAAGAAATATCACCAGCTGAATATCCGTTCGCATCTGCTGCATACGACTTTACGTTTGCTAGATATTTCTTAGTTTCTTTGTATCCATATGCCTTTCCGTTTTTTACATTATCCGGTCCAGCGTTGTACGCCATAATAGCCTTTTCAACATCTCCACCAAACTGTCTAAGAAGAGCTGAAACATACTTAATCATTCCATTAACACTAGATTCTTCACTTCTAACATCAACACCATACTGTTTAGCTGTAGCTGGCATAAATTGTGCCAAACCTTGAGCACCGACTGGTGATGTTAATAATTTGCCTTTACGATAAGTATCTCCTCTGCTTTCCTGCATAATCATGCCTTCAATCAGGCCTTGTGGAATACCAGCAGCTGCAGCCTTATCAGAAATATTATATTTCTTTGATAATGCTTGTACTTTTGCATTCACAGCCATAATTTTTTGCTGTTTTTCAAGTTCACTAGTATGTTTCTTTTCAGCTTCTGTTATCGCATCTTTCTTTTCCTTAAGTGCATCCAATGCTTTTTGTGCTGTAATGATTTGAGCAATTTCTTCATTTGTAACAATCACTGTTGTTCCAGCAGGAGCTACAGCTTGTTTTGCCTTTTCTAACTCCTTGATCTTTTTAACAACCTCTTCACTATAACCAAGATTCAGGTATGCCAATTCTTCATTAGAATTCAACACATCATTTCTTAGACTGTCAAAATATCCTTTTTGGGCTTTTGTAGCTTTTTGGGCGGCACTTTCATTACCAATTAAAGCTTTCGAATTTTCGTCAATCCCTGCAACTGCCGTTTGTGCTTTTTTGCCTGATAACTCAACCTCAATTCCAAAAAGTTTAAGTGAATCTTTCGTGGTCTTAGCTTCTTTAGCATTTTTTTCAAATTCTTTAGTATTTTCTTTAAGGGAATTGTAGATCTCTTTACTAATACGTAAATCATTAAAACGTTTAACTGCCTCATTCATGCTAATGGTGCCATCCATCGCATCATTAACAACCTGGACGATCTCTTTATTCCCCTTATAAAGTTGAGCTATGGCATTTAACTGAATATTAATCTTGCTACTTGATTCTGCTAATGCCTTATTTTGCCGCTCAAATGAAGTGGCCATGTCATTAATTGCCGAATCTTTTTCAAGTCCACGCAAGGCTAAAAGTTCTTCTTTAGCTTTTTTGGCTACAGAAGCTTGTTCTTCTAATTTTTTATTAGCTTGCGCTGCTTTATCCTGAAAATACATATAGCCAGCAGCTAGTGCAGTAATTCCCAGGGCGATAGCGTTTATTGGCCCCCCTACTAAACCTAAAGCACGACTACCTAATGTCGCAACTCGATTTAAATTCCCTTGAGCTACTGTATAGGCCATTGTGGCTGCAGTTGCCTCTTTTAAAGCAATGCTATGTGCAATCTCGGCAGCAGTTTTACGTTGTATAGCTGCAGCTCGAGCATTTGCAGTTGTCGCCGCATTATATTCTGCCCTAGCTAATCCTATTTCAGTGAGAGCCAATGCAGCAGCTTGACGCGCCCTCATAGCTTCAACACCAAGTAACTGTACTTGAGATTGAGCTTCAGCTAAATTCGCAGCTCTCTGTTGAGCCGAGGCAGCAATGCTTGCTTGGATGGCTACTGTTTTCGTTAATACTGCTTTGGTAATTAAACCAATTCCAGCAACTACGGCCCCATTCACTAATAAATCTAAATTGTTTGCTAAAACCTGAATAGAACCAGATAAAGTTTGAGCTGCACCCGAACCTTTCCCCGTTTCACCTACAAATTTCGTAATACCATTACTTAGCATTTCTAGGGATTGACCAATAGTCTTGTCAGTCTTTCCATAGAGCTCTTCAACGCTATCACCAGCCTGCAGTAATGCCTTGGTAATAACTTCACCAGTTAGTTTTCCATCAAGCATCATTTGACGAAGCTCACCACGGGTAACTCCCAAACCTTTTGCCATAGCATTTAAAAGTCCACCAGCACCATCGACAAGGCTGTTGAACTCCTCTGCTCTAAGCACACCGCCATCTAATGCTTGTCCATACTGAAATAGAGCTGCTGCTGCCGACTCAGCATTAGAGCCACTGATTGCAACAGCTTTTGAAGTAATTTCTGTAAGTTTGGCAGTTTGTGCTTGTGTAAGATTTAAAGTCTTGGCATTAGACATATATTTCGAGTAAACATCATTTACCGCACTCCATGAAGAAGCTGAACGCTGTGCAATATCAAAGGTATCTGTCATTGCACGATTCAATTCTTCTTGGCTGTTTGTTACTAATTTAAGTTTATTATTAATACCCGTGTAGAGATCCATTTTATTAATTGCTGCCCCTACGGTAACAACCCCAGCCATATATCCTGCAAGCTGTCTGGTCGCTACAGAAAGCTTATCCATTGACTTAGTAGCGTAATCACCATTTCTTTCAATGCTATCTAATTCATTGGCTAGATTACGCGCGTTACGCTCTGCATTTTTTGAATCAATGACAATGACTAGACGAGATTCTTGAGTCATCTTACTTTTCTCCAGGCAATAAAAAACCCACTCAAGGAGTGGGTTGTTCAAAATTAAATAAAATTACCAAGCTGGCGTATTTACTAAAAAAAGCACCCTAAGGTGCTTTTTTATTACTACTTGTTTAATTAGCAAGAATACAGTTTTGATATTTATGAGCCACACCATCTAATGCTTCAATAACACCAGGTGCACGTGCTCCAGCCCATGTTCCAACCTGTCTAAAACCATTATTACTTGATGTGCCTGTATTTTGTTGAGCTCTCAAAATATTACTCATTACAAATTGAACTTTATTTTCTTTAAGAGCAACCTTTACATCATATTTAACAAAATCTGTAATAAGACCTGCTTGCTGTCCTTTTGTCTTTACATTGCCATTTGCAATAAATGTTTTTTCATTTTCATCTAGATATTTAAAAACAGACTTTCCTTGGTGAACTTGAGTATTATTATTCTCATAATATCTACCTGTATATGCCCCTATGAAACTACCAGCTTGGTCATGTAGAACAATATCATCATTTTGAAAATTTTCAGCAGCACATAATTTCAATTTAGAGAATGATGTACCTGTTGAATTAAAAGAATAATCAATTTTATCAATGTATGTATCCCCCGCTGAACTAGCACTTATAGTTGATACATTATTTGGCAATTGAATCGGTGCAACTGAACATCCACCAAGAATTGAAACCAAACCCAATAAAATAATCTTTTTCATGAAATTACCCATCATTTTTTAATGGATAAAATTTAACAGGTGAGAAATAAAAAAGCCACTCAATCGAGTGGCTTCTCTATTTTAAGCATGTAGTAGCTTTTCAGCACCAGCGGCCAAAAATGCAGATCGGGTTTTATACTGCTTATCTTTACCCACACTATCATCAATCTTACGAATCAAACGACTAGGCAAAGATACGTTGATTTTTTCAGGGGTTCCAAGATAACGGCCTAAATCAACCTCAGTTACGAACCAAACCATTCCATCATATTCAGGAAGATCCATAAATTTTCTTACAGATGATGCTAAAGGAATCTCTTCACCATCTTCAGCAAGAATCTCTAAATGCCCTGCAATCGCTTCTTTAATATTATCGAGAGCTTCTTCGAGGGTATCACCGGCGCTGTGGCAACCGGGAATATCAGGAACGATGACACCGAATGCCTCGGTATCTGATCCCATTTCAATTGCAATCGGATATAACATCTCATGTACTCCAAGCCGTAGGCCCTTACCAAATCGCCCTATGCGTTTTGTTTTTTAGATTGATAATCCTAAAGTCGGAAAACAGCAGGTCAATGAAGACCTGCTTGTTTCAAAATGCTTTTAACAGTTCCGCTTGGTAAATCCTTTTTAGGATGTGGAACTGTAACCAGTCCCTTCTTAGTAGGGTGTTTGAAGTGATGATGACTTCCTGTAACCCTAACTTGATACCAACCGTCTGCTTCAATCATTTTGATTAAATCCAGACTTTTCACACTACCACCTTGTTAACTTGATGAGACAAGTATAACCCTAGAGTTATTTTAAGTAAATACCTCTAGGGTTATTTTTTAATAGGCCGCTTCATTTTTTTGTGAGAATCATCCAGAAAAATATTATCCATCACAAAAATACAGTCGTTAAAAATATCTCTATCGACTGGCAGTTCATAATGATCACAATATGCAGATATGGATGAAATATCCAAAGCTAGAGGAATGCCTTGCTCATAACGTCTTGAGCGCGAAATAACGTTATACGCCGATAAAATTGCATGTGAGGTAAATGAATATTCAGGCTTCTGAAATTCTTCTGGTTTCTTCAAATTTAAGGCTTGGGCGATTGCCGTTTGCTTCTGGTTGTAGTCGCTCGCTTCTTGTTCTGAGTTGAACTTTGACCAGTTGTAGAGCTTGAGGACTTTCCCACCACTTCATCCTTGTAAGAATCCGCCTCTTTTTGGATGGTTTCTGCTTCTTGTCTGATATAAAGCCATATTGAAACACCAATATCCCCCATATTTAAAAGCTTAGCTGCATTCTCGGGTGAATATTCTGGCTCTGTTACGACAATCTCTTTTTCGGCATTCTCCTCCTCGAAAACAACACCTTTCCAGTCCTCGATCAAGTGACATGCAGCTGCTTCTAAAAGTAGCTCATGATAAAGCTTATCCTCTTTTGAAGCCTTACTTACATCATATCCTTTAGAGGTAATTTGGTTATTTGCTCGTTCAAGGGCCACCTGATATGGCTTATATGAGATACCACGAATTTTAAATTCTGCTAATACATTTCCTTCTTTATCAACGTACTCACGCCATTTACTAACAGTTTTACTAGTCTGAATGCTTACTTTTAAAGCCATATTTAACTCCAAAAAAAGCAGCCTTAAAGGCTGCTATCAGATTAATTAGGGTGCAGGAACAACTGCTGGTGTACGGGTAATCGTTGGGGCAATTTCCACAACTTTATATTCAAAAGAAGCATTTAAAAGATCAGCAGTACCACCACTAGGTAATGGAGCGGTAATTTCGGCTTTAGGGATAAAGATTTCATATTTATTTCCATCTACATCAGTGATTGGAACTTTTAAAGAAATCGTTTTATTAGTGAATTGCTTTTCATACATATCAGATGTGTTACGCGACCAAGCCGCCGTAAATGAACCTGTACCATTGGCAAGCATTTCTAAAATTGCACGTGCATTGATCCCACCGCCCAAGCAGCGTTGGAGTTGCATCGTATTATCCCAATTAAATGTAAAAGCTGTCAGGCATGAAATTCCCGCTTGAGAAACGCCGTCAATCAAAATATCGCCTACGGATACATTCGATAATTTGGGGCTATTATCTGCGGCCGTAATTGTTCCAGCTGGAGCCGTAGAAAAGTTCGTGCGACCGAGGGCCATTAGGCCGAAGGTCATTGTGATTAATCCCGCCTCAGGAATATCAATTCCAAATGTATTTACATGGCACCCACGGAAAACATGGTAGTCATTAACATCTTCGAAACCACGTAATACAGAAAAGGTTTGTCGAAGAGTTCCGCCAAACGTTAAAACATTCGATGACCAGTTATTAAAAGCTGCTGCGGCCATCAGGTCTTGCACTAAAGGACTATACTTCGCTTCACATTTTAATTCACCGGCATACTCTGCACCGGTGATCATTGACGCACGTGCAATACGTCCGCTAGTAATTGAATTTGAATCTTCCTTTGTTACTGTTGCATCTAAACCATTTTCAGTAAATTCAAAGGTAGTACGTGCAAAAGGTGAAGGCGTTGTGCCAACCGTTGTTTCTTTTGCAATTTGTGTTATCTGACGTGCACCACTCGACATGTCTTATTACTCCAAACGTTAGGCATAAAAAAAGCCACCCAAAGGTGGCCACTAAATTTCTGGCGAAAAAAAACCGCCTAACGGCGGTCATTTATTTTTCAGTCATTTAAGGTTTGTAATCTAGTTCAACACTTACTCCAGTAACAAGATTATGTTTGGTTGAGCCAAGGGGTTGAGTGTTTGCAAGGCGCACATTCACATCAGATACACACAACTGATTATCTCTTTGCCATTTGTCTAACTCTGCGCCCATTACGTGTTCTAAATGGCGCTCTAACTCTTGTCGCTTAATCTCTATTTCTTCCAGTGTAAGCATGCAAGACATATCAATTCACCCTAAATCCAATCGTCACATTATACTGAATGAAGTCAGCATCTTTGCCTGTATAAACAGATTGCCCCTGCAAACATTCTAAATGTTCGATTCCGAAATACTCAAAATGGGCAAGTAAAGCATCACTTAGATTTGTGATTTCTTTATCACCTGTCTCTGGCCGTGCAAAGCATTGGATTAAAATGTTACCTGTACGGCGCGTAGTTGGCTGGTCAGACAATCCAGCAATAAAGCTTGGTCCACCTGCAATAGTCAAACGACACCATAAGCCTTTAGTTGGCACAGTAAAGCCTGGTGCATTTGGAAACTGAATTCTGTCCTGGGCAATCCCTGTAAAGCTTTGCATACGCTCGATAATAGCCTGCCTTGTCTGCTCTAAAGTCATTGCCATATTAACCACCATACTTTTGAGTAATATAAGTAAAGGTAGTGCTGTAGATACCCAGTGGTGCTTGATCTGACCAACCGTTTTCTAATCGCGGGCCATAGGCTTTGTTGTTTTGAATGTAGATCAGATTTCCAAGCTTAAACTTGACTGCTTGAATTGCTGCATCTTGAACTGCATTAGTTGATGGTTCACGAACACCGTAATCCGCCGTTCCGATAGATACGATATGAGAAGCTCGGTAAGCACCCGTATCAACTGGACTCGAAACAACTAGTGATTGCACAGTATCCATCGTGATTTTCTTAACTTGTTCTTCAGCATTTTTCACCACATCAACACTAAAGCTAGTCGGCTTTTTCCCCTTCCATCCCATTGCTCACCTCGCTTGCTTCGTACATTTCAAAAAGGTCTTGAGCGATTGCTTGAATTGAATATGCTTCAAACTCAACACTAGGTTCACTTTCACCCATTCGCCGCTTTACTATTTGCCAGACATGAACAGCTTCATGTAAAAGCAATCCATAAACTTGAATTTGATCTTTTTCTGAGGTATCCCCGATCTGGACAATTGCATAAGCACCATTAGAAAAAGTGCTAACTTGGGCATCCGCTCCCATATCCAAAAATTGATCAGCTTCACCCATGTCCTCAAATAGTAGATCCATGTGCAACTGATTTCTTGCGAGTGTATATTTGACATGTTGAAATGGTGATATGTACCACTCAGGCACATAATCGTTATTAACCATGGCCATCCTCTCAGCTTGGTAAGAGTGTTTCCGTAGCTTCTCTACCATCAAATGAATTATGAATAAAAATGCCATCCACAATTTTGGGATGGCATTCACAATGAAAAAAAGTGTGTGGTCTTAAATCATCTTCAGGTACCACTTGAACACTTTCATGAAATTTATATACAACCCAAGACATCACACTCTCCGTAACTGACACTTCCAAATGGTCGCGGCTGGATCTTGTTTAATATGTTTAACTCGAAATGTACCCTGTTCAGTTACCCATTCATCTTCAAGTTTGGGAACCATTGAAACTTCATTCTGCAGCACAGTAGCTTTTTTATCTGTGGCCAGTACTCCAAGTGTTAAAACTTCATACTGACTGTACGAACCAAATAAGACGCCACGACCAGAATAATTTTCAACTACATTTTCAGAAGTGTTAGTTTTAGGATTCCAGCTTGTACTGACTATCCTTTCACAAGTAAAAGTATGAACGGCGTCAGCTAGATCCTCGTCAAATGCTTCAGCAATTTCTGCCTGAATTTCGTCACGTAGTCCCATAAATCATGCTCTATAAAGTGGAATTCCAAAGCCATTAAAACTAGCGTTTGGATCCTTCAGATCAAGGGAATCAATAAAATCAATTGCTATCTGCTCAAAGCTGGAAATTGCTTCAGCTCCATCTTGATATTCCTTTTCAGACTCAACAGAATCGGCCTTTACTTTCTTACGCTTCAACAGTTGATCTTTGCCGTTATAAATTACCTTGGCCAAAATACCTTTAACAATTTCACAGGCTGCATCTTTAAGAAGTGGGTCAATAGGATCTGGCACAAATCCTATTCGTTTTTTCATCCATACATTAGCAAGTTGGACTAGACGAGCTTTATCACTATCCGGTGCAAAATCGCTGCCCAAAATTGAATTTGCGTCATCTATAGTAATAAAGCTCATATCATTATTCCTTCGGGATTAATTTAAGAAGTTCTGGTTTTGTTGCAGTTGGTTTATAGCCAATGTTTTTGCTAGCTAAAAACTCTTTGAGCTGATCGTTTGTCCAACTTTCATAATCATTTTGATTCAATTCTTCAGGTTTAGCAGTTGAACCTTCACCTGATGCAAGTTCAGCAATACGTGCCTGCATAGCAGCAACATCATTTTTAAAAGCATCAAATTCTGCTTGGATGCTAACTACCTTTCCTTCAGCCGCTTTAGTAGCATTGTCAGCTTGGAGTAAAGCATCTTTTAAACGTGAGTTTTCTGAAATTAACTCTGAACTATCACCACTTGCCTGTTCCAAGATTTCGATTTTCTGTTTAAGTTGCCCGTTTTCCTCAACAACTTTTTCACAGTCAGCTTTTGCTTGATCAATGACCTCTTGTAGCTCTGGAGTAATTCCCACTGCAACATTTACTGTGGCCAAAGTCGTTTTTACAGGTTCTTCCAATTTGCGAATTTCAACTGGAATATCTAAAGCTTCATAGTCATTCTGGATTTTTGGATAGTCACCATAAATGATTACTTCTTCAGCACTTCGATTTGGATATTCATAATAGTCAGGGTTTGCAATAGTCCCTACTTCTAACGCAGCTGCTGCAGCAATACGTGTATAGATTAGCTTCATGGCACTTTACTCTTAAAAATAAAAAAAGAGGGCTTAAAGGCCCCCTTATGGAAAAGATTCGTATTAACCAGTTATTGCTGTCCCAGATAAATCAAGCAATGTACCAGCGGTCATTTTGTTGCTGGCTGCATGTTTCTTCCAGTTGGCACTTGAACCAAGCAAAGTAAGATCTGGATTCTCACCTTTCGTTGTATCCCAGCTATAACCAAGAATATCTAGGTTAAATGTACCTTCAGCACGCATACCAATAGCAAAGTTTTCTTCATCATTGATGTCGTATGCTCGGAAGCCCGGTACTTGCGACTCTGTTACAGTCACTGCTCCGTACTGCAAGCCAAAAGCATCGTTATCACCTACGGCGTCAGTTACAAGTACAGGTTTACCTAAAGTACCTGGTAAACCGCCATAAATAACGATTTCAGATTCTCCATAAATCTGCTTAGTGATAGCATCATCTACAATATCGAAATAGGTGTCTGAGTTCATTACCCACAAACCGATACGCCCAAACTTGTCACCAAATTTACGCATCCCACGTGTTAATGCTTTTCGACCGTCTACTGCAATACTTCCTTTTGCTACCATATCAGGATTGCTTGTAATCGCAGCTTTTAATGAAGCCAAGCTGTACTGTAAACGCCCTGCAACTAAAGCATCTGCCAAGTCATAACCAAGAATCATTGCAAACTCTTCAGGTGTACGAGCACGACGCTTAAAAGCTTCTTCAGTAGATGCATAAGGACCGTATTTAAACGGAATTTTCACACCTACAGATTCTCCAGCGCCAATTTTTTCATGGTTAACTTTAGCATTAGAGTTCACATCACGGTGCTTGATACTGCCGCCAACACGATAAAATGATTCTTTATTAAAATCGCCTTCAATGATTTCATTTTTATAAAGAATCGCTCCAGCTGATGCCTCATTAAAGACATTCAAATTGTCTTGCAAACGCTCTAAATAAGCAGTTTGTGCCAATTGGTTGTAGATGATCATGTCTGAATTAACTGTTGTAGTCATAACGACTTATCTCCAAATGTTTAATAATTAGTTCGGTAGTTTTAGGAAGGATTCTTGGCCATGTTCTTTGATGTAATCTGCTCTTTGAGATACTGACATCTCGCTTCGCTTCATACCTGCTGGAGCTCCACCTTTGCCCCCACTTTGGAAACCACCACCTGTCCCTTTACCACCTTTAAGAATTAAGTCTTTATGCGGGTATCCACCAACCAAGGACTCTAAAGCTTCGTCAACATTTGCAAGCTCACCAGGGCGAACACGGGAGTAAATCTTTTCGCCGTTTGGATCATAGGCAACTACTTTGCCTTCTTCGATTTTGAAGTGATTACCGAAAGTTGCCTGAACCATATCTACTGGTACTGCAATGTTGTCTTGAATGTACTTAGAACGAGCAAAACCACCGCCGATAAGTTCTTTATGTAAAGAAGCTTCAAGAGCATCACGCTGCTGAACAATAGGAGCATATTTTTCTTCAACTGCTTTGATAGCTTCAGCTTTCACTTTCTCAACTTCACCAGCATCCACTAGCTTTTTATCGTCAAGGTTTTGCATAGTCTGAATTGCTTTCTTAGCAGCTACAGGATCTTCGATACCTTCAAAAGCTTTTAGGGCTTTTTCAGCCGCTTCTTTTGCTTCACGGTTCGTTTTAGCCTCATTGTTTAAACGTGAAATAGTCGCTACAGAGTGAGCGGCATCATGTGGCATTTCTTTACCATCATCATGAACATAGATAGGTTTATCACCATCTACTTCCGCATATACCTTACCGTCGATTGTTACTGTTTTAAGTTTCATGGGTCATCCAACCTATATTTTCAAAATGGGCATCCACCCGGTTACGCCGTCTGCATCCGCTTTCGGCAGGCATAAAAAAAGCGCCCTTATGGACGCTTCATTTCTGTTAATTTTTAAAACTGACTATCGAGTTGTGCCTGGTATAACTTTTCTTTAAGAAGGTAGCCTTCCAACTCCCATATTTTTCGACGCGCATCTTGATAGGCAAGATTCCGCCCCATTTCTGCATCAAAATTTTCCGGGCTCACACTTGCATGGTTTAACCCAGTAACTTTATAGCCATTTTCTAATACAAGAATACAAACCGTAATATTGTGAGCTAGTAAGTGAAACTCTTCTGACTTAATTTTGGCATCAATATTATTAGGTGCTAAGCGTGGCGCATCTAAACCTTTACTTTGGATTTCTAGTTCTGTTTGATTTTCAGTATTTGGCATTTCTTACTCCTAATTTTCATCCAATTAGCATTGATGATTAAAGCTTTTCGATAAGATTAACAAGCTTTGTATTTGCTGCGTCTAAAACTTTGGGATTTACTCGAGGAGCTTTTAAAAGTGAGGTCAATACTTCAATAGAATGAAGCTTTGCATTATGAGCATCATAAGTGCTAACACCAGCACCTGTGACAGTTACACGGGATTCCAAGCTTTCAATTTTTGGTGATTCAACCGCTTTAAGTGATGGTTCATCTACATTCTGGCCAACCTCAACCGCCTCACCTTCGATTACTTGAGGCTCTGTAGGTGGTTCAATAATTTCAAATCCGAGCTGTTTTAAGTTCTCAATGGCAGCTGTAAGTGCAAATGGATTGTAATCACCAACTGGTGAGCCTTCAGGAATTAAATACTCGCCGTTTACTTGCACTCCAGAGTGAAGTTTTAAGATGCATATAATGCGTTTAGGCACTGCATCTGGTGATGGCTGGTCCACATTGAAATATTCAACATTTTGCACTAACTCTTGAAGGGTTTGCGGTTGCTTTGTCATGATGACCTCACATTAAAAAAGCACCCGAAGGTGCTATGGTTGTAATTTGATTTAAGGTTGAATATGTGCTTTTGGCTGTTTAAAGCTATAACCAAAAATTGCCATATATCTTGGGATTATCTTTCGAACAAATGGCAATAGAATAAGATTTGTGCTGAGGACATATTGCGCCTCACTCATGGTTATTTGTTTCATAATCCCAACCTCTTAAACATTTGTTCATCCAACTTCCGAAGTTGGTCGAGGGTGTAAAGTCGCCCTTCTGGATCGAAAAACTTTTCAAAATCAAACTTTCCTTCTTTAAAGAGCTTATAACGATTTGGCCCTAGCCACTCTTTCTGAAAAAAGTCATCGGTCTTTTTAAAGAATTCTTTAAATGTAGTGTTTGCATCCAACTGCCCGATTAACTGACTACGCTCATCTTTTGGAATATCCTTGACTTTGCGCTCATCCATCACAAACGGACGCTCCCCCGGAAGCTTCCCTTCTTTTTCAACTGGTACCAGAATACTGCGGCAATGAGGATGCAACGGCGGTACACGTTTGGCAGGGTCGTTTATTTCCCAAATTGAACCATCTAGTGATGCACATAGCTTCGATGTTCTTCCATCTAGAACACTAACAAAGCGCACATATTCAAAGCCTAATTGATTAAAGCTTTTCAGATAAGCTTGATTGGCCACATGACTTCGTACAGTCCTAACAGTGCGATCAATATCTGTCTTGGTACCATTTAAGATTCCATCTTCATAATTAAGCCGCTTGGTACCGCGAATACGCTGAACAATTTCCTGATTCGTTTTACCGGTATTGATTCCGTCACGAATTGCATATTCAACTTTTTGACGGGCACTCTCAGCAATTCTTGATAGAAGATCATCAACAAGTGCACCGCCTGTAAGTGGAACCTTTTTAGCTGCAGAGTAAAGCTTTTCTCCGTCAGGTTTATTTATCTTTCCGCCGAACAACTTGGCCATATAACTGGCTTCATAAACGGCCATTGCCGTAGCTGAAACGGCGAATACTTCAGGTAGGCTTGTATTTAAACTGCCAAACCATTGGGTAATTAAATCTCTAATTTCCTTTAGATTTGAAGTTATGTATTTGGCTCCAGCTAAAGCAATCTTTTCTGAATCACTAAGTTCATCCAATAAATCACGAAGCTTTGAAAGCATTGCGTTCGTATCATCATTAAATAAACCCAATAATTCATTTACTGATTGAGAAGAAGTCCGATAAAGATAAGCCTGGTGTTGAGTGAGTACTTCCAAAAGATTTTTATTATCTTTAGCCATATCACCCTACCTATAGATTCACTGTTCCGTCTTTTTCGGATTCGACATTAAACAGTTCTTCTTCATATTTTTGTTTAGGGAACATTCCAGTCTGGTTATATTCCCACCAAGATTTAAATGAAGAACGTCCTTGTAATGCTGCTTCAAATAATTGACGTGCAAGTTCAGCGAGATAACCTTGCTTATTGAATTCCTGACTGATTTCAAACATTAGTTCATCTTTAGTCAGAACATCAACATTAGGCGTTACAAACTTAGCTGCCCATCTTAAAGCCATAGAAAGGGCTTCATTCATATTCACAACACATAATGAAAGAACGGAATGCTGCACGGCGTCATCACTGTTTGATTCAGTTGCAGTCTTTTTAGCTGCTGAACCCTTTTCAATTAAACGAGCACCCATTTCTTTCATCTGATCCCATTTATCCTTCATAGCTTCCCGAGCCAATGTGTTTGGATCTGCTTGTACAATCCCCAAATCACCGTTTTCAGGTAAAGGTAAAAGAACTTTTGCACCGATATAAATGCCACGCTTTTTGGCTTCATCGTACCAAGCCCAACTAACCCCTTTTGCATAAAACTGAGGCTGCCCCATATAAAAAACGGACTCTTGAAAGTCCGCACTGTCTCTATAGTGAGCTAAATTGAGATTAGCTAATGGTAACAATGGGGGCTTCTTAATCTCCTCAGAGTTATCAATAGCCCCCACAAAAGTGAATGGAATATAGGACCAGAAATCACCGTTATAATCTGTTGGGAATTTCTTTTCTCCTCCTACCCATGTGCCCTTATCGCTTTTGGTATAAACCTGTACTGAATAGATGTAATTTTCTTCACTATCAGGCTCTAAACGAAGAACCCGGTACTGTTCAACCTCTGTTTTACTAAAGCCATCAGCTCCACGTTCAGAAGTAAATTCACGAATGACCACTAAACAAAGCTTTTTCTGGTTATCGATCATCATTGAATCCCAATTGATCACATCAATGGCATTCAATATGTGAATCATAGGATAGGCTTTTTGTTGTTTAAACTCAGCAAGATTTCGAGCTTGTGTAACTGCTGGATAGTCTACATATAGAGCACAGCGGTAATGCTTCAATAAGTGTCGTATACCTGTTTGAGCTAATTGATAAGCACTTAAGCCTGCGCCGTTAGCATTGCGCTCTAAATGCTCAAGTTGAGATGGAAACTTAAAGCTTGGATCTGTGGCAAAAGCAGCACCTACTAAGCTATTTGATGTTGTACCTGTAACTTCATAAAAAACTGCACGGGTACGATAAGCCTCATAAGCACTCTTATTTGCAGGTGACTTATCATGTGCATTAGGCTTTGGCAAATATTTCTCACCTTTAGCCTTTACAGCATCCTCACCTTCACATACATCATCTAGCTTCTGCCAGTATGGCAAATTCTTAACATACTCAGGATGTTTAAAAGTTACGTCACTCATTGAGCAAATCCCATATCAGCAAAGAAGGCTTCAAAACCTCCATTCAATTCATTAAATGCATCTGAACCAGCATCAACCTGGTCGTCATGCGTTCCATTCGGAAAATTTCGAAGCTCTTCAATAAATTCTTTATTCCAATCACCTCTCAACATTCTGACGTTACCCACGTTAACTTGAGCCGCAAAAGGCTGAGCCCGTGTGAGTTTGTCACCTGAAACAGGTTTAGCTTTTACGTCATAACCTGCGAGAAGTTTTACGAATGAACTGGCTTGTGATTTACCAGCTTGACCAGGGTCTTGAGGGATCCTTACCGTTACGCCCATCCCATCCAACTCTGTGACTTGTTTTAAGCGTTTATTGACATTGTCAGGACCAAGTTGCCCTTTGGTTACATCGACAATATAGGTAAATCCATCTGCCCCCAAAGCCTCTCTAACACCTGCTGTAAAGTCGCCTTCATTCTCAGTTGCACCAAAGTCCCAAGCTCTTACTTGCTTCACAATGTCAGCAGGCAAAGCATCGACAATTTCAATATTGTCAGGCTTAAAAAAACCGCCTGCTGGCGGTGATGGCAATTGTCGGTATTGCCCGGCAAATACATATGGAGCGGCTTGCTCCATTTGCCTCAATTTTTGAATATTGTGTTTTGCTGGCCATAATGCTGATCCGTCTTCCTGAATAGCAGAAAGACATAAATGCTCCCACACTTCACCATTACCACCAGCTACAGGAACGCCGTCTTTTCTATCGCCTAATAACCAGCCCGCTAAATCTTCTTCATGAAGCCGCTGCATAATCACAATGATCGGCGTATCTGGCGAGTTAGTACGTGACTCGAGTGTATTTTGAAACCAGTCAATCACACCTTCACGGATAGTTTTTGATTTGGCTTCATCAGCTTTATGCGGGTCATCAATAATGATGCAGCCGCCAAAGCCTTCACGCATTTTGCCTGCACCAAAACCTGTAATGGTACCGCCTGTACCAGTCGCATAGCAGACACCACCTGCAGCTGTACGCCAGAAATCCTTGGCCTTACTATCATCACGTAATTTAAGATCAGGAAAGACCTTTTTGTAAGCCTTTTCTTGAACCAAGTTGCGAGTCTGAAATGCGTTATTTGCAGCAAGCATGGCCGAATAACTGATATGAATAAATTCAGAGTCTGGATTTTTACCAAAGCACCAAGACATGAAATTAATTACAGCAATTTCAGTTTTAGAATAACGCGGGGGAACGTTAATAATTAACCGCTTGATTTCACCACGATAAACTTTCATCAAAGCTTCGCAGATTTCTAAGTGGTGCCAGTTCTGCATCCATTTATAACCACGGCGCTCCTTAAACATGTACCTCGTGAAGAAATATAAATCTTCTTGCGCCTCGATCCGGATGGCTTTATCCCGAGCCGCATCAGTACTCATCTACGACCTCCCTCCGTGCTTTTAAGTACTCTTCCATTGGAACAGGAATATCAGAATTGACCGTTTGAACTGGACCGCCGTCTTTACCGGTTATTTCTTGTCGATTCGTGAATTGTCCACCGATGTCTCTTGCAGCCTGCTCTAGAATTTTTAACGCTGTTTTAACATTTCGCGTTCTATCAAGTTGTCTTTGATATTGCTTCAGACGGTAGTACTTATTGGCAATTGGAATATCAACTAAACCCTTGTCAAACTCATCTCTGGTTTTCTCAAATAGCTCGATATACTTTTTACTTAAATTCTTACCAGCAGTCTTAGTTGGGTCATAAGTTGCAACTTGAACTCGATCAATATCAACGCCAAATTCTTGTTTTACGAGTTCCGCTACTTCTTGAGGTGTATCACGACAAGCAAGAGACTGAACTATAAAGATTTTCACAGGCTCTTTTAGTGTTGCCATAACTTCCTCACCGTATAACTACGTATAACAAAACGGGCAAAAAAAAGAGCCATTAGGCTCAATTGATTACACAGTTCCCGCAGCATTTTGATATGTCACGCTCAGTTACAAACGGCGGGTTCTTTGCAACTTCAACAAGACGCTTAACGCTTTCACTTGCGCCCCAGCGTTTGACCACTCCGATAAACTCTTCCACATCATGACCAGCTAAATAGTGCTTTGGTAATCCAGTGGAACTACTGAAGAGCATTTCGCCATCTTCATCGCGTTCAACACCTATGTGGTAAAGTTCATGCTCAATCAAAGCACAAAACTCGCTATCGTTTGCCTTATCGCAAAACCCGCCATCAATCGTAATTAAATAGGTCGGCACAAAACCGAACCAATCCACCATTTGTTGTTCTTGTCTTGCTTTACGCCAGCCACCAACGTTAAACATAACTTTCTCACATTGCCCTAACACCATAGCTTGTTTACTTTTATAAGCTGAAGAAGCCCAAGCAAATGCTAAAAACTCATCTTGATCATGAAGTATTTCCGCAATGTGGTCATGGTCAGGGTTGTGAAGTGGTCCACCCAATGTAAGAAAGTTTGCTTTAACCCACTCCATTAATTCTGGTGCAGGGATTAAACGGATAGCTTTCTCATTTTCCGATTGATCAAGAAAGTCCGTTGGAGGGAATGGTCTGATCTCCATTAAATATTTGCCTCTTTAAATTTTCGAGCCACTGGCTGGCAAAGTGAGCTTGTATCTGTAATGGTCCAGATTCATTGATTTTGAATCTAGCTGCAGATTCCAATCGAACAATCGTATACCCCATAACATGAGCAGTATCTTCACGATCCGAATCATAAGAAATTTGTTTTCTTTTTCTTCCTGCTGACCAAGGGCCGCCAGCAATTTCCACTAAAATTTTGTACTCAATTAAATGAAAATCAAATCGCCAATGCTTTGTTGTTTTAAACTGAAAATTCTTTTCATATTTGATATCCAAAATATCTAAAGCCTTTGTAAATTCTTCTTCTGCTTTTAAATATTTCTCGGTGGCTTTAGGTAATGGACGGCTTTTGGGTTTTGTTTTAATCTCCCTTTTTCTTGTTAGGCCAAAATAGTCTTTAATTTCCATATAAAGCAGTCCGTAAATTTTTAACTTGCCCCTTTAATCGAACAATTATCCTATCTATAACGAGCATCTCATCACGAGTTAGACCTGTACGCGATAAATTTTGATAACGCTCCAATTCTAAGGAAAATTTATCAAGATTCTTTTTACCTTCATTTTTGTCCATAATCACCCCAAGAAATGCCAAGACATCCAGATTATTGCGACACATAATGTTAGCCAGATGCCGACTTTTACACCCTTGATAAGCTTTGATTCCTTAAGGCCTTCTATTGGTTCAAGAGTTAATTCATCATGAGCATTATTCCACTCATAAATGTCTTTCTTCTCTTTTGGAGTCATATAGACCTGAGCTTGCTTTTGAGTATGGGCTTTAGCATTCAAACGCTTTGCTTTCTTTTGTTTTCGATTCATTGGTGAACAATCCTTAAAAATAATTACCCAACAAAGTCTTTCAATATTTCAAGCAACTTTTTGGCTGCATCTTTGCTAATCACAATGTCTGAATCTTTTTGATAAAGAATTACTGTGCTTTCTTCTACTTCAACTTCTAAATTGAAATATTTCTCTTGTTTAATTTCGATACTCATAAGTGTTCCTCTTTAATAAAAAAGAAAAGTCCCTCCAATAACCATTATTTAGAGGGGCCGTTTGTGCCAAAATTTACACGGCAAACTTTTAAAACCCTTTTTATTTATTTTCTAATGCAGTTACGCGTGTCTGAACTGCCATTAAGCTATTATTCAAAGTAGTGATTGAACTGCCTTGGCTTGTGATGCTTCCTTCAGCAGCAGTAACTCGTGTACTAATCGTATTCACCGCCGTTACATCTGCTTTTTTAGAAATTACAGCTGTATTAGCAGCAATCGCCGAAGCATTAGCATTTACGGTCTGCTTAAGAGAAGTTAATTCCGTTTTAAGAGCATTGATTTCATTCTCTAATTCAACGTTTGTCATAGTCATGTTTTCTTTTCCAAAATATATTAAAGAAATAAAAAAGCCCGACATAAAAATGAAGGGCTTAATTGCCACAGCTATCACAGTACTGTGGCCTACCGCTACTCACTTACTTTATAAAACCACTGGATGGGCACAGTATTTTACGTTTCAGCTTTCATCTCAATTTTTGGCGGGACATCACTCCCAATCTGGTATGTATTTCCTGCATATCCCATCCATGCGCGATGAACTGCATGGGTTGTGATGCCTTTCGTGCATCCCTACGCATTTACTCAAACAGTCTTTAGCTAATCAGTAAATACGTGATCGTGGGTTTCAATTCTTTTATTCTCTCCAGAGAAGTAATATTAAAAATAAAAAAACTCGGTCTCCGTAAGGATCCGAGCTTTTATAAGGGCAATAAAAAAGCCCACCTATTTAGATGAGCTTTTAAATTTAAGCTGGTCAAATTTATACTTCGACCAATTTAATAAAACTATACCTTAGTTAACGTAAAAGTGGAAACTAATTTCGAACTTCATTTAGAGTTTCTTCCTTGTAACGTCTAGCAATTTTAGAGGCTTTTTTAATTTCTTCTTCTAATGCAGCTACCATCAATTTTTCATACCGCTTCCAAGTTTGGCGATATACATCAGGATTCATCTGAAAACTTCTAATACCGGCATAAACTAAACGCCCTGGATCTTTGTGCCCATTTTCTAATTCAGGATCTAGAGCATAGTCAATAACTATACGGGCAATTAGCCAGGCTAAATGATAAATAGCAATTCCTTCTGGCTCTCTTCTTTTATCCTTTTTGGCTCCATCCATCATGATTTTCGCCAGGTGATTCCTAACGTACTCATAATCCTGTTGTGATTTACCTTCGGTCATAATGACCATTGCAACTGATTTTGTAAGTTGATCACCCATAGCAGCCACCACCCCTAATTTATCTTGAAAGTCTATAGACCTCCCATCTGTACATCTAACATTTGCAGCGCCATAAGATGGTGACTTCAAGCTTGCTCCACTTACGAACCATTCAAAAATTTGAAATCTTGACCAATCCATTACAACTGTAGACTGCATATTCACCACCTTATTCAATACGTTAATTATTCAAATGCTTTTGGAACTCACTAAAAAGTAGTTCCTCGATTGGTTCATCTACACTTAATTCATGATCAAGTGACCAAGGATTTATATAAACCTTATCCCCGCACATAACGGCGAGCTTTCCCTTAAACTGACAACCAGAAAAATCACCACTGTATTTGCGTGCATAAAGCACAGCTAAAGCATCAAATTCATCTGTAGTTAAGAATGCATCCATATTTATTTTTAATATGAAAAACTTCTTATCTACAGTCCAACCTACCGTTTCAATATCGGTCATAAACCCTCCTCAAACCTCTCTAACATCAATGCCGTGTACAGTTTTCATCAAATGCTTTTTATTGCGGTAACTCGGTAATTTACGTGTTGCAAGTGATTTAACGTCCTCAACAATGAATTCGCCATTAATGAGGTAGTAAGTAAAATCAGCAAAATATCTAAGTGCTGGTTTAGCTCGTTTCTCCCCTTCTAATTTTGTCTTCGGTGCCAATTCAAATTTTGTGTGATGCTGCAATTCTTTAATTTCACCTCGTTGTTGTAGAGCCTTTAGCTCGATATACCGTTTGTATTCTTTAGTACTGTCAAAAGTCATTCCATCCAATTTAATTTTCGAAGCATTAAACTTGTTTCGACCCTTTTTAACTTTTTGAGCTTTCGGACATGTTGCGCGGTAATCTGCAAGGCTCATTGAACTCATTCTTCAAACGTCTCCTTTCTTGCCAACCACCACAAAACCACCGCACCGCTAATAGCTGCTGTAAAAAATGAAATGAGTAAACCCCACGCTAAAATCTCGAATTTAGTCATATATTCGCCCCATCAATTAGCTGAAGAATATTTCTAGGAATCGGCATACCCTCCCGACGGCACATCTCTGCGTATTCGTGTGGATTATCGAAAGGATCAGGGCCCAACTCTTTTATAAGCTCAGGCTCTTTTTCCTTAGCCTTAAGCTTTTGTACTGGTACAGGTTTACGACCATTGATTTTTAAACGTTCCATCAATGATTGGAGATGCTTTTGCGCTTCGTCATTGCTTACTGGGGTGTGTTCAGGTTCTTTATGCTCTAGTTGTAGCGGTGGAGTGTAAAACTCTTGCTGACGGCCTTTTAACTGAGCTTTAGCCACCATCACGTTGTAGGTCCCGAAGAAATTATCTTGAGCTGCTCGCATTTGGCCGGCTTCGATCAAATACATCACTTCGTCTAATGCATATTTTGTAATTTGTGTAATAACCACGGTACGGTCAGTCGTAAACTTACATGCACGTGACCAAGCTTCCTCTGGAGACATCCAACTTTCACCGATACACCAGGTGCGAAATTCAGCAAATGACGGCATAAAACGCCCACCTGCTGTAAGTAATCGAGCAAGTGCGTTGTTAAATTGGTTTTGTTGAACGCCAACCAGTGTTTTAAGTGCGATTTGCTCAACCACTGACAGAGGAATTGCACTTTCGCCTGTTGCTGGAAATTGCTTATTGAACTGAGCAGCGTAAACAGTGCGAAGAGAAGCGATTAATTGACGCACTTCGTTCAAGGTAATCTCATGCATGACCTACCTCCTCACTCACTAGATACTTTTTTGAAGGGGTTACATCCACGATTTGAGACTGGTTTTGTTCTTCAAAAAGATTTGCGAAGTAACCCGGCTCTTGTGTTTTTTGCCCAGATGAAGTGATTTGCTCTTGTTTCTTGCGGTTAGCAGCAACTTGTTTCTCGTTGTTTTGAACCCAAGAGAACCACTTAACCAACCAGATGCTTGGTGTATTCAATGAACTTGATTCGTTTGCAAAGTACCAGTCACCGAAATTTTGAATCATGGTTCTCAAGTCGATTTCAGGTACAGAAACAAATCTTTGTTGAGCAAGTGAGATGAAATCGTATTGAAACTCTGAGTATTCAGAAATGAATTCACGCATTGAGTAACGCTTGTGATCATCGATCTGATACTGAGCAAATTGAATTGGGGTTAATTGCGAATTTTCTCCACGCGCATTACTACTACTATCAATAATTGGTTCTTGGTTTATGGTTAATGGTTTATGGTTATTGGTTGGTTGCACGCCCGTTTGTTCTTCGTTTAACGGATTTTCAACGACCGTTGAATTTTCGTTAGACGAATGATCATCTTTTGATGAACTGCTGTTGGACGAGCCTTTCTTTTTCGCTGCACGTTTTGCAGCAGACGCTTTACCAGCCTCACTCGCTTGTTTCTTTTTCCCGTGATATTCAGCAATTTCTCGTTCACAACGATTATTGCGATAAACACCTTCTTCAAGAATGAAAAACTCATCAAGTACATATTTGAGAGCTTCTTTTTGCTCTTCAGTAGTACATTGCAAACGACGTGCTAAACGATCAATGCTTGATGCATCAATCGCCTTCTCGGTGTCGTAATACATGTCTAATAAGTCACGGTAAATCGCACGCTCAATTAAACTGAGGTGGCGAGTCGCATTGTTAAAGTCACCAATATGGTGTTGGTAATAATTCATGCGGCCCCCTTAATTTGTTGCGTAATAAATGGATTATTTGCTCTGGCAATTGCGGCCATAGGCTCTGGTGAAACACTATTGCCGCACATATGGACTTGTTCAGTCTTAGTTAATGGCTTTCCATCGTGTCCACGGTCAATAATGTAAGACTGTGGAAATCCTTGGGCTGTATACAACTCACGTGGATAAAGCATGCGCATTTTTATATCCACAATTACCCATGGTTCTCCTTTAACCCAAACAGTTACAAGAGCTAGTCGGTCTTTAGTGGTTAGGGTGTCGATGGGTGCAGTAATGTCGCGGGCATCGCCGTTTCCGTAGTAATTGATTAAGAAAGCCGCGACACGCAAAGCACCATCAATATTTTCTTTACTCAATTCCGCAGTAACTAACTGCTGCTGGCTTCCTTTATTTGTGATTGTCGTTAACGGTTCACGTAAATCGTGACCTGCCGTTTCGTTAAATCCACCGTTAGCCTGCATCATGTAGGCTGTAACTAAGTTACGTTGAGCACCTGATGCTGTTACTGTACCTAAAGGTTGACTAATGCAGTCAAAACCTTGGCTCCATCGTGGGTTATCAGGTGTTCCTTCGCCATGTCCTACATGTACAAGCATTGGTGCCACTAACGCATGATGACCACCCTTAACTTGAGCGCATATCGTTGTTAAGGGCTCGAAAATGCCCCAATTCCGTTGGTGTGATGCATTTGCAAACTCTGTTAAAAATGGAGCTAAGATTGGGCTGATTAGAGAACTATGTCCACCATATCCAGCAGTTGTTGTGCCTAACGGTTGGTTAATTGCATGACCAAAACTCGTATTAAAATCCCTTCCAATAAATGGAGCTGTATTTTTTACTATGTAGGGTTTTTGGGCTTCAAGAACGAGCTTTTTCATTCCTCGTGCAACTCGTCTCAAAGTCGCGTCAACAAGTGGTTTAGGGCGATCAAAAATAGAATTACCCAAGTCACTGAAGTCGATGCATTCGGCAGCTTCACGCCATTTTTTTTGACCACGTTTAGGCTTTTTGGCATGGGTAGCTTCTGGCCAAACGATTGCTTGTCCATCACAACGTGCAACCATGAACAAACGTTTACGTATTGTTGGAGCGCTATAGTCAGCAGCTATAATCTTTCTCCATTCCACTACATAACCTAGTCGTTCAAGGTTTTTTACAAAATGTCGCCAAGTTTTTCCTTTCTTTTTTGGATCTGGCACTAAGAACTGATTATCTCTTGGAACATGTTCACCAGGTTCTGCAACTCGATGTACCTTTTTTCCATTCACTTCAATTTTTTCGAGAGTAATAACGCGCCCTGTAGCTTTGTCTCGCTTAGCAATAAGTGGCCCCCAATTTAAGATCTGCTCTACATTTTCCAAACTAATAACATCAGGCTTAACCTTGCCAGCGAATTTAAGAACTACCCATGAAAGATCACGTATCTCTTTTTTACGTGGTTGACCGCCAGCAGCTTGTGAATGATGTGTGCAGTCTGGGCTTGCATGAAACCACCCCACTTGATAGCCATCACATATTTCAACTGGATCGACTGCGAATACATCTTGAACATAATGCTTAGCATGAGGATGATTAGCCTCATGCATAGAAATAGCTTTAGGGTTATGGTTTACAGCAACATGAACAGGCCTGTTTAGACCCATCTCTAAACCAGTGCTAGCACCGCCACCACCTGCAAAGAAATCTACGATGATTTTTTCAGAGAAATTTAAATCAAACTGAGTTTTAAATGAGTGAGAAGCTTCAACGAATGTATTCATATCTCACCGCCTTCATTCATCTGAATGAATGTGCTACCTAAATACCGGATCCGCTTTGCTCGATACAAACTTGAGATAATTTGCCCAGCATGGCCGAGATAAAGACCATGTTTGCCATGTTGATCTATCAGGGCTTGCATAAATTCATCACGTGTTACTGCGGCGTTATTTTCATCACGTTTTTGGCGTGCTAGATTTTTCTTACGGACTTCCAATAAACCAGACAAAGTTCTTAAAGCTGGTTCATGCCACGATTGGATATTTTTTTGGCTTTGTTGTTCTGAAATACTCATGACACCTCCGCTAATGCTTGCTCAGCACTTGTTAGTCGGCGCTTAGCGTTGAGTTCTGCGACTGTTGCGTGGCGTATATATCTAGTACCTGATGTCCAAACTTTCCCGTCGATGTCGGTCATACAGACATGATCACCAAGAAAGTCACTTTTCATTTCCATGATGCAGAAAATACTATCGCTACCAAGTGGGCCCATAATGTGGTTTTGAATAACCACCATGTCTCCCACCACAAAATCCTGTGAGTTGCCTTGAGGCTGTTGATTTGATAAATTAGTTTGCATATTCATTGGTTCCCAAATTGATGAATTGAAACCACTCCTGTTGCTGCAGGTAGTGGTTTTTTAATAACCAAATTCCGCTAAGCGTGGTGCTATAGAGGCAAATTGATAATCGTTAATATCTGCCGAGTGAGTAATTTGCATACGAGCCAAGAAAAAAATTGCTTCAACGAATTTCTTGTCATAGCACTCATAACTCTCAGGGATGACCTTCAATCCAAGTTTGTCCAATAAAACGCAAACTGTTTCAAGATCAGTCAAGCCATTGTTTTTCTTGTCATTTTTAAATTTTGAAATCCAAGGACCATCAAAACCAATTTCTTCACCAAGTGCCGAATTCACAACACGTCCAAGGGATTGCAATATGAGCGAATGTGTATTTCTAGCTCTTGCACTTAATTCAATTGATAATTTGCTCATTGTTAAGTTCCTAAGCGGTTAATGCTTGAGTGCGGACATATTCGAAATCAACATCAGGACAAAGCCCATCACAAGGAACTTTTCCTTTACTTTCTTTGTCGATTCGTACAGCTAATGCAGCACCGCATTTTTTGTTGACATAAATGATCTGTTGAAGATTCCCTAAGGTTGTTAAGCACGCTTTTGCAAACGCATTTCGTTCTTCAACTGTCATCTTTGATAGGTAAGCTTTTAACTGTTCAGTGTTAGAAGAAGACATGGTTATCTCCTTTAGTAAATTTATTTAGTAAATACTAATTACAACCACTAAACAAGTCAACACAAATTTAGCAAACACGAATTTACTTTTTACTAAAAACTATATGAAATAGAGCTTATGGATACCGTTGCAAGAAGACGCAAAAATCTGCGCAAAGCTATTGATGCTTTAATCGAATCTGGAAAATTTAAGAGTGATGTAGCTTTTTGCGAACATTACGACTTAAGCACAAGTCACATTTCTCAAATGATCAATGGTCATGGTAGTTTTGGAGAGCGAGCTGCTCGAAACTTAGAGAAAAAAGTTGGCTGGCCAAATGGATACTTAGATTTAGAAAGTAAGGACAATCAAACCATTAATGTATCGGGGAGCAATGTTGTTCCTACTAGAAATGATCTAAGGACAATTCCACTTCTTGATTATGTTCAAGCTGGTTTGTTTCATGATGTTGGTTATGATGGGATAAATCCAATTGGAGAAAGTTACACAACTTACCAAGGCTATAAACCTGAGTGCGTTTTTTCTTTAAAGGTTGAAGGCAATAGTATGTCACCAGAATTTAAAGAGGGGGATGAAATTGTTGTTGACGCTTCGCTTGAAGCAAAGCCAGGCTCACTTGTGATTGCTCAAGAAGTCCAACACGGTATTGCAAGAACAACATTCAAGAAATATCGAGTAATTGGAGTTAATGAATTTGGGGTGGATATTATTGAACTCGTTCCATTAAACCCAGACTTCCCTATACTCAACTCTAATCAAATTGAAATATCTATAATTGGTGTAGTAGTGGCTCATAATCGATTGTTCAAGTATTAAATTATAAGGAAAGGCAATGATCGCAACACTTAATAAATCCAAAACTGCGCTAACGATTAATCGTCAAGAATTTAAATTAGCATTAGGCAAAATTGGTGAAGCAATTGATAAACAAATTGCCTCACTTAAAAAAGCCAAACAGAGTTATGACGCTGCAGAAATAGCACATGAAGTCATTAGTGAAGCAAATATTTTTGAAGCGATTATTGAAGGCTTTAATGAAGCAGAAGAGATCAATTTAAAGCTATCTGATATAACAAACCTTGATGTAGCACAAGAATGGATAGATGATTTTTTAGAAAAGTATTCGAATGTATAAACAGTCTAAATCAACTCAATAAGCCCCATCCAACCCACCACCATGGTGGGTTTTCTTTTGCCTATTAAGTCATATGATTAGTAAAAATAAATAAATTCACTAATTTTATTTAGTGTTTACTGTTGACATATTATTTAGTAAATACTAAATTATCTCTATCAAGACAACAAAAAAAGCACACCGACCGTCAAATCATGTGTGCTTTTGCAAACTGCGAGATCAATTATGAATGTAAAAGCTCATTCTTTCAACTTATTTGCAATTGGTAGTATGGCTGCCCTTGCATTATCAGGCGGTACTTTAGTTGCGTGCCAATTTCAACCAGCAGCTGAAGCTAATGATTCATATACAGCTTTCACTCCTAAAGTTCAACCAAGTACTTACGGTGTATTAACAGCAAAAATCACAGGTAAACGTTCTGGCGTTGCTGTCGTTAAGTTAGATAGCTTTCGCTTAAACGTTAGTTTCGACTTTGAAGCTCATCCAGACAGCTACGGCGTACCAGGTTCCGAATTTACCGCTGTTGATATTACTCAACTAACAGTAGATGAAATCACTGATATTAATGGCAAGTCATACAACGATTTCACTGAATTCGAAGACATTCGCAACATCAATGCAATTCTAAAAGGCTTCATCGAACGTAATAAGTTGGTGGAGGCTTAATTATGGCTAATTCAACTCTAAATCTATCAGAACGCCAACAAGCAGTTTTGCAAACTGTTATCGAGATTAATAAAAAAGGCCATCAGCCTTTTGCTTGGCAAGTTGCAGCATGCATGGTGGTTAAAGGTCACCAAATTACCGAAAAACAATGTGCCTATGATCTAGGTGTAATTATTCGAACTAAAGGTACAGGTGTTTTTTCAGCAAAGTTTGATAGCAATCCTAAAGTTTGGATTTATGAAGAACCTAAGGGAGCTGCTTAATTATGAATGCTCATTTCAAACCACATCCAGACGGCATTAAAGCCTATATCGGTCATGACCGCTTAACAGGTCTCTACTCTGTACGTGTCGGCTGGACTGTTTATGCAGCTAATGCAAACTGCAGTGTGCTGTACACCGTAAAAGGTGACGTGAAGACACCTTTAAATGTAGAAGAGTTTAAGGCGAAGCGCCCCAAAGTTCTTGCTTCTCTAATGCGAGAAATTGATTTTCAGCGTAGAAAACAGCTCGCAATAAAACTGCGTGAAACAAACATCCCTACTTATGACCGTAAAGCTTATAAAACTAAGCGCGGCTTCACTGGCTCAAGATAAGGATAAGAAAAATGGCTCTACCGATTATTACTGCTGACCAAACTTTATTGGTTCAAGCAATTATTGTGTACCTATACGCTGATCCGGGTTTAGGTAAATCATCGATGGGTTTTACTGCGGAAAAAGCAATTTCTTTTGACTTTGACCGTGGTGCTCACCGTACTGGTGAATTACGTCGTGGTGCGGTTGTACAGGTTCAACAATGGAGTGATGTTGCAAACCTTACTCCGCAGGACTTAGCACCATATAAAACCGTAGTCATTGATACCGTGGGTGCAATGCTTGAATGCATTAAAACCCATCTATTGCTAACTGCTAATAACCGTCAAAAAGATGGTTCTTTAAAGTTAAAGGCTCAAGGTTTAGCGAACCAAACGTTCAAGCAATACATCAATACTTTGATCAGTTTAGGTAAAGATGTTGTTTTCATTGCACACGCATCAGAAGATCAAAACGGTGATCAAATTATTTACCGCCCAGATCTAGGTGGTAAAAACCGTAACGAGCTTTACCGTATCGCAGATGTCATGGGTTATCTAACAACTGTTACTACTGGTGAAGGTAAAAATGCCCGCGTTATTAATTTCAAACCTTCGCCTACACATCATGCGAAAAACTCAGGTGCTTTAGGCGGTGAAACCGGTGAAGTATGGGTACCTGATCTTAAAGCACACCCTACTTTCTTGGCTGACCTGATTACTCAAGCTAAAGATCACATTAACACCTTAACGCCTGCACAACTTGCAGCAGCTAAAGCCCAAGAAGAGCTAGAAAACTGGAAACAAAGCTGTGAGGAAGCAGAGCATGCAGGTGACCTTAATCAATTAACTGAGTCGCTTGATAAAGAACACATGTATTACCAGAACATGCGCCAAGCAATGTTAATGAGAGCTAAAGCATTGAATTGCACGTTTGATAAGCAACGTGGCACTTGGATTAGTCCACCAGAATTTAACGGTATCTCAGATCAACAAAGAGATGAACTTCAAAACTTCATAGCTGAACGCGGCCTAGACGTGAAAACAGTTTGTGAACACTTCGGCATAGATGCCCTTATCCAAATTGAAGCAGCAAAACTTACGGCAGTTAAACAAGACATTGAAACTTTAGCAAAAACGGGAATGACAGCATGAATAATATAATTACAGCTTCAGAAGCTTTTGATGCTCTTCTAAATGGCTTCAAGGTTCTATGTAGACCAGTGGGTGACATGCTGGAATTTTCGGAATTAGACCAATTCCCTGCAACCATCTTTGCTAAATCTGGCTATGAATTCTGCATCAAACTTGAAACTATTGAATTGGCAGGCATTACCTTCACTAGACCATTGACAATTGATGAGTATAAAGAGGGTCAAGATGTTTTTGTAATTAATACATATTTACCTTCCATTTATATTGTTGGATTTAAAACCTCTGCACTCATTGAGGCTATTAATAGTGGTTTTGTGCAGCGTGATGCAGAAAACGCCAAGCTTCAATTAAAAGCACTTTCTAAAGCGTTAGGTTTTGAAGTTAATGACGATTTAAGTGTTATTCGCCTAGGTGACGAACCAAAGAAACAGCGTGGTAAGAAATCAAAAGGTGCACAGACAGTAGTTGTAGAAAAGACTTCTAAAATTGTTGATGAAGTTAAACAACCTACAATTGTTATTACTGAGCAAACAAATGTAACTACTTCTGAAGACTCATTGGTGCAATCCGAAGATATTTCAGAAAATATAGGATCAGCTTTAGATAGTGCGATTGTTATTACAGAACAACCTTATGTGTCTTCACCTGAAGATTTTTTAACTCAGCCTACACCTGAGCAAGAAAAAAACAATGAGTATCAGCAAACCCTAGATACTCTTCTACAGCGTGTAAAAGAGTCAAAAACACCTGCAGAAGTAAATGCGGTTTATCGTTATACCCGCACATGGGATGACGAACAAATGAAGCCTATCCTTCTCGCCACTCACAAACGTCTTGAAGAGCTAGAAAAAGAAAAGGCATCTGCTAATGAGCCACCCTCTTTAATGGTTCAAATCCAAACTGCACCAGACCTCACAACATTGGATGCGCTGGAAATAGATGTGGCTGCACGAGATCCGCAGATTCAACCGAAGCTAATGGGGTATGTGAGAAAACGCCGCTATGAATTAGAAAATCCAGCAGTTTCTCAACCAGAAGCAGAGCCTGATTATCTATTAGTGGATGGCTTCTAATATGAAAGATCAGTACAAGAAAGTAAGCCAAAAACACATGCTTGGCTTTATGTACTACTTGCAATTGCTGGGCTATGTAATAGTCCGGCAAGGCATGGATCAAGCGATGTTTCTAATCAAGCATTATGCGGTACCAGTCGCTTGGCGGCGAATAACAATCGACTATCACAACCGATTAAACAAACCCGCGCAGCAGCTTTATAAAGAGTTTGTTGAGTGGACTAAAGAAGAATATTTGAGGGCTTAGGTAATGGTTGATTTAAAAACTAAACAAGCATTTTGGGCTGAACAATTGCCCATATTTAAAGAAAAATATTGGATTCCAGGTCATTTGGATGTGTTGGAATTTGACATGGTGGGAGGTTGTTTTGATATTGCAGAGAATGTCAAAACCGATCTTAGTGAAGACGATCTTTTTGATATTTACCATCGTGTAAACAGCGGGTGGGCTATGTGGAAGAAAGCCGTTACTTTCATGCACGAAAAAGCTAAATCTCAGGCGGTGCCAGCACAAAAATTCTTTAGCCATGATTTTAATGGTGACGGCTTTAAATATCATGACTCTTTAGAAGAGGCACAAAAAGAAGCTGAATCAAGTCTCGATTGGTATAGGGATCGAGTAGCAGATGGTCACCATGTAGGTGATGATGGTGAATTTTATGAACTCTGTTACGGCGTTGTTATCGCATCAGCTGGGTATACAGTTGATGAAGTTGTTACCGAAGAACACCACAAAAAGGATGAGTTTACAAAATATGAAGTAGGAACGGAAATCTTAAGACTTCACTTTAATAAATGTAATAGCGAATCGGGAGCTGAAGGATGATTAATCAATTAAAACCAACTGAGATCATTCGGGATGAAATGGGTTGTTGGGTACATCCTGAATTTCTTAAATATCTAGATGACAATCATGCTGATCAAGAATGGTTAAGTCAAGGCGATTGGGATCAACTAAAGGAGCACTTCAATATTGTCACTACTCGACTTTATTTAGAAGGAAGTGTTTCTGATGATCAATTTTTGGAAATTATGGACTCATCGGATTTATCTAAATGGGATCCGATTGCACCACATGGTTTTTTCTTAATAGATATCGGTTTTACTGAAGATGGTGCAGAAGCTTTGTTTGCCAAAGAGAAACTAATAGAAGGAGCTGAACAGTCATGAAACCATTTTATTTAGTTTGGAGCGAGGGCCGCGGCAATCCTACTTATAAACATGAAAGTTATGCGAGTGCTGAACATGAAGCACATCGATTGGCGAAACTTAATCCTGGTGAAGAATTTCATGTTTTGGTATCAAGTTGCACCCTTCATATTCCTGACCCAGTTATTAAAACAGAGCATTTGGAAGACATACCTTTTTAAATATTTCTATTGAACATTCTTAGCAATGTTCTACAGGTGTAATCGCATTGCTGACCCTCTGTGATTACTCCTGAGAATATTGCTAGAACATAAGGTGTATAAAGATGGGAAAATATATTGTTGTTGTAGAGTCAGAAAAACCACCACAGATTTTTATACATGACGATGTACCAAACATCGGCAAGGTTTTAGAAATTAAAGCAGAGGAAATACCAAACCGTGTGCCGGTTTCATGGTTAATGGAACGGTATAATTTATCAAGAAAAACCATTATTGATGAATTAAGAGCGTTTAATCTTGGCGGTGATGGGAAGCACCTTTATAGTCCTGCAACCGTCATGCCAATTTTAGATAATCTGAATAAGGCTAAAGCCCAAAGGCAAGCTAGACGGAAAAATTAACAAGGGGCTTTATGCCCCTTTATTTATTTTGTTTTTAAGTATTTAAAATAAAAATCAGACATTTCTACAGAACAAAAAAAATCAAACTTTATTATGGAATCCCTCCAACTTTCCAAAACATCTGAACACTGCGGACTTGTACTTATAGTATAAAATGGAAGTTTAGATACAAACTCATCATTAATTTGCGAAATCCTAGTACTGTATTTCTCCAACCTATCCCTATGTTTTTCCAAAATTTCATTTGAGTCAAAAGTAGAAAGACAACTTTTATATTCTAGGAGGGATTTTTGAATATTTGTTAATTCTGATGAGAACAATCTAATTTCAACACAAGCATCAATCCATTTCTTTTCACCTTCTTGCACAGTAGAACCTTCAATTGTGGCAAACAACACCTGAGATTTTCTAAAATGTTCAAGCAATTTTGCCCCTTTGATCTTTAAATAGTCCTGATGCTGTTTCAATAGATTGAATTTATGCTCATCCTTCCAATCGGTATAAAAATAAAATGCAGCAGTAGCAGCAACAATTGTTGAAAAAGCAGAAAGATAATCACCATCAATATTAAATTGATGCTTAAAGAAAATTGAGCAACTTAAAAAAAATAAAAAGCTAAAAATTAGGGTGCATATAATTTTAAATTTTTTCATGTTAAATTTAGGTACCAATGAATAAGAATTATTTTAAACAAAATGCAGGCAATTTAAATATTTTATTACAATAAAAAGCCCTGCCACCATTGCGCCACCACTCAATTTTAAGCAATTGATTTAATTAAAATATTATAACCTTGCCAAGGTTGGGGTCGCGAGTTCGAGTCTCGTTTCCCGCTCCAAAATTT